AAAGTATTATTATCTGTAGCTAAAGCACCTCCACCTACTTGTGCTCCAATTGATATTACAGTAGATTGATCTTGAAATATTTGAGATTCTAATTTATAAGATCTAACTGTAGATTTAGTATTATGTACTTCTAATTGAAATAAATTATTATAAACTTCTTGTCTTGATTTATAATCAACATAATTGACATCTATTATTCTTATTTTATTGTCAATTGGATCAACGTGTATATCAAAATTACTTACATTTCCTATTGCTGAGGATATTTCAGTCATTGTAGATTTTAAGAAATCATATAAATTGATATCATTTTTTTCCTTTTTATCTTGGGACTCTAAATTATTATCCAAAGCTAATCTGTATAAGAAATTTAAATTAACATATATATTTCCTATAATACCTAATTCAGTAGAATAATTATCTTGGTAAAAATAAGGTCTAGGAATATTATTTAAATATGCTATATTTTTAATAGTATCTGTTTGTACATTTTTTAATTTTTCCTTCTCCTCATTTAAACCCATTTGATCAAGAGTAGCGGGGTTATATTTTAGTAAAGCTGCTTTAGATAATTGAGGTGAACCACTAGTTGTATCACCTACAGCTGCTTGTATTTCTGGGCCAGTAAGTCCATCATCTAAATAGCTATATAAGTCTTTAGTAGGATTTGTTAAATACCATCTACGAGATAATTCTTTAATTTTATTTATATCTCCCTGTAAAACGGATGACATTTCTTTTATTAATTTTTCTTCATCAGTATTACTAGCTTCAATTTCAGTTTTTATTGTTGATATTAAATTATCATAAGTAGATGCAGGGGTGGTAGTATCATATATTACTACTGAAGAGCCAGAAGCATTTATTGCTTCTACTATAGCAGGGTTAATATTAAATCCTTTAACCCATAATGGGCTTTTGATAGCACACACAGTAGGATCTACAGATATTTGTAACGGGTGAGCTAAACATAAAAGATAACCTTCACCAGTTAATGGGTTGGGTTTTTTTAAAGCGTCTTTATCATATTCTCTTTCTAGTACTGAGCAACTGACAAATGAAGTATTACTATTGGAATCTTTAAATAAAACATGATCATTTAATAGATTACATAAGGTTTCTAAAGTAATATAAATCTGTTCATCACTTGCCCCTATTTTACCATTGCTACTAGCTTCCGCCTTACCACCGTTTATATTGATAGTTTTTTTAAACATATCATAATAACTACCTTTTTCAGTATTATAAAATACAAAAGATTTTCCTTCATCTTGAGTACCTTCCATTTTTTGCATTCCTATCTGATATAACTCATAAAAGGCACCTGCTAAAACGTTTTGTGAATAAGATGAGGATAATTCGCTCATTGCACTAATATCTATTCCTGGAATTTTACTGGAGAATAATCCTTTAGAAGATATTGCTTTAATATTTCCAAAAGGAGAATAATTTACTTTTAATGATTCCATTACCTCACCTACTGATATTATATTAGTAGTACAGTCATATCCTCCATCAGGGCGAGCATTCCAACTATAATTTTTTATATAACCAAAATGAGCATCATAATTACCCTTATGTTCTTTAACAGCGGTATTATATAAGTCCTTAAATATTTGTTCTTTACTTGGAGATGAATCTAAAATATCATAAAAACCTGGGTTGTATGTTAATTTAGAGGAATTATCTAAATAAGGAGCCCATCCCCACTCAATTAATACTGTATATCCAGGGCGCATATATAGTAATTCAAGTTCTTCTAGTTGTCTAATATCCCAAGCATTAAATGTTACTGTTACTTCTCTTAATGAGCCATAAGCGGATTTAGATTTTACCTCTATTCCTGTAATACCAGGCATAGGGCGTATACCTAATCTATTGATAGTATCATCAGGAGTAGCTATGCTGTAATTTTCTTTACCTGTATTGCCTACGCCTGATTTTAGTTTACCATTGCGTAATACTCCTCCTTGTAAAACATATTTTTTAGCTAATTCGTTTGTGCCGTGAACATTTACAGAAGAAGACATTCTAATCCACGAATTACGTGCATTAAAATATTGTATAGCATCTGGGGTACGAGAGTGTATAGCGTCTTGCCTTACCTTTAATTGGTCTTGAATGTCCTTTTTGAATGTATCTTTAAATATCGACATAACATTTATCTAGCTTTATTAAATTGGTTAAATAGATTTAAAACCATATTTAAATCAGTTGGGATTCTTAATTGTGTGCCTGGTGTTGGGTATAAAGCGCCTTTAGTAATATTATTATTAGCTGCAGATATTACCCACCATAAGGTAGCGTCATTATAATAAGAATAAGCTATAGAATCAAGTCTGTCTCCAACTGTAGTAATAACATACACATCATTTTCTGATAATGGTATATTAGGGTAAAATCTTTGTTTAAAGTAAGGTTTACCTTGTTGTGTTTGGTCTATAGTTGAATTATTGTAACGATTCATTAGAAGTAATATTTTTGAGTGCTAAGTAGTAATTTTGGATCTTTATCAATAGCTTGTTTTCTAGCATTGTATTTTTTCATTATTCTATCAGCTTCTGATTGTGACATACCACTATCTCCTTGTCCTCCTGCTCCACCAGAATCACCACCATTAAAGTCAAAACGTCCATATTTTCTATTACGTGCAGCTAATTGTGCTTCAGCTAAACTGCCGTAAATATTTTTTTCTCTATTTGATTTTAATTGAGTATCATCTCTAAGCATTTCCATATTTACTTTAGGAAAAGGTGCTAATGATGATGAAGCAATTCCTCCACCTCCACCTCCTGTTACAGGTGATGGTACTGGAGTTGGTGTAGGTGGTACTGGTACAGGTCTTGGATCTACAGGCACAACATCGGGTACTACTGGAGGTGCTATTCTTAATCCACAATCTTTATATTGAGGTAAGAAATCATGAATAACTGTAAAGTTAAATGATACTTTTAAGTAAAATGCTAAGCCTTGATCTAAATCCCAAGATGAATCTTGTATAGGATTAAAGCTTAAATTAGTTATAATACCTGGTTGGTTATCAATATAACCACCTAATTTTAATCTTGTAATAATACCACCCATTAATAAATCATCTTCATACTTACCTGCTAATGTAGATGCTAATTCACTTAAAGCGCAGTGTCTTTCAATTAATTCTTCTTTATTATAGCAAGGTATATTAAAACCTACAGCTAATGTACGTTTAAATGAATTAAATATATAAAAACTTTCAGCACGACCTGCATATTTAACATCACTCCACCCACTATCATAGTTTTCAGTATATTCATTAATATAACCTAAAAATCTTAATGTTGCTAAAGGAAAACCTGTAAATGGATTTAATGGATTAAATACTAAAGCTAATGTATCTTTATCAAGATATCTATCATTAGTTCTATCAAATTTATATAATAAATTTCCTCCAATATATTGATAATCAGAATCACCTCTATTTATTTTAACCTCTTCAGTAGTAAAAGTTGGTAATATATAATTCCCATTAGGATATTGACTATTAATATATTGACTATTAACTTGTCTTTTTATAGCAGTATACTTAGCAGAAGTGGATGTTGTTGGTAATATATCTGCTACAGCATTTTGATCAATATTAATATCTAAACCACTAAGATCAATACTTGCTGAGGATAAGCCTATACCAGCATTAATTATTACTTTATGAAAAACATCAGAATGATTATCGTTGTAATCATAAGGATCTTTTGAATTTAAAGATAATTTATCAACACCCTTTCCACTTATAAAACTAGGATCACTAGTAAGTGAACCTGAACGTAAATTTTTATTAGCATCTATATAACTATTAGCTTGTTTAGTGGTGTTGGTACCATGTTTATCTTTATCAGATGCTATATTACCTTCGGCAGAATATAATGACATATTACCTATTGTAGGTAAATTATATTCATTTTTATTTAATAATGATTTTGTTGTAGTTGAAATAGCATAATCAAAAGTATTTTGAATTTTTACTTCTGGAAGATGTTCTTCATTATATTGTTTCTCTTTGGCAGGAGTAATCTTAGAACCATCCTCAGTAAAGTCATATCTTTTAATTATGGTGTTTCCTATTCCGTAAACGGAATTAGGACCACCAAAATAATTTGCAATAGTAAGTTGAGCAGGATTGACTGCTATAGAAGGCATTGGAGTACCTGTTACAGCACCTAAAAATGAAAATATATTATTAATTTTATTAATAAGTTTTCTATCTTGTGATGCATTTACTTTTAAATCACCTAATTCAAATTTATTTCTATAACCTATTAATCTGTTGCTTTGCTCATTATTATTATATTGAGCAACAGCTAAATATTTTGTGTCGTCACTTTGTACAGGTAATATACCATGTCTATTAAAGTGACCCCCAAATGCATTAACAGGCACTTGAGCAATTGTATTAATACCTAAATTGTAAAGGCGTGTTGGGCCAACTAGGTTTGTAATTTTATTAGCTACATTTGCTATAAAATTACCTACATTACGTAATAATCCACCTCCACTTGTTGGATTATCTGTTCTTAATTGTTTAGCCTCTAATCTTGGGTTAGATAATTGTAAACCGACTTGCTTAACAATAAATAAAGGACCTTTAGGAAAATCAGTTAAGAATTTCCCTATACGAAGTGTATCAACGATTGAGGCTTTTGCGGCTCCTAATACTCCACCTCTAACAAAACCATCATCAAAATTACCTATAAGGTTTGCACCAGGTCTATTGATATTAGTTTGGATATAAGGTTGATTACTATTACCCCCTCCTGGTCGATCATGTCCGTATTTAAGTGACTTTAAATCGGTTTTAAGATCTATTAACCCCATTATTTAGGTTTGTGGTCTGAGTATTTGTATGTTGGTCTGAATGCATCTTTGGTATCACCAATATCTAAACGTGAAGGTGCTGGTTGCGGGCCAGTACCACTGATTGTTCTCCATTTTACATTTGGGTTACCATCTGTAGAGTAGGTAATATGTAATGAATTTGGTGGAACAGGGTCAACGCCGAATGTTGATGGTTTATTACCACCTAAGCCTAAAATGCTTGATTTTAATTTGTCTAATAATCCCATGGTTGTTATTGTTTAATATAAATATTTAATTGTTATGCTACTTTATGTGAGCCTTGAACTAAGGCGGTACCTATGTTTTTTCCATCTATGCTAAGGTATATTGGGCGGTTTACTAAATTATTAACGGCGGATCTAACTTCGTTAATAGCTGCAATCATTGGTGTTAAATCGACTGATGGTCCTGAAATATTATTTTGATTTTTATTTAAAGCATCATTAGAGATTATTGTACCCGATTGATCAGGAACAAATAATTCTGGACCTTTTTCTCCAACTAAACTTGTTTGATTAGCTGGGGGTCTACCTCCATTAGCAAATTTATTATTTGTAAGAGCTCCTATAGTTCCTATAGCTGCCGCACCCACTGCTAATGCTCCTAAAGTTCCAAGAGGATTAATTATAGCACTAATAAGAGTAGCAACCCCTAAAATTCCTTTAAGTACAGAGCCTAAACCTTTAGCACTACCTACTAGTCTATTAATCATTTCTCCAAAGAAACCAATTGGTTTAAGTATTGAGGTTACAAGACCAAAAATATCTGTTAATACATTTAATAAAATACCAAAAGGTCCTGCTATTAAATTACCAACTATGTCTTGTAATTTTAACATAGCGGCATTAAATTTTTCTTGTATAGATTGTCTTTCAAGAGCTTGTGCTGCTTCTTCTTCATTTATTTGTTGTAGTGATTTTCCACTAGCAACAGCTTCTTCTCTTTTTCTTAATGTTTCAGAAAGTTGATCTGAAGTTATACCCATAGAGGCAGCTAATGCATTTTGTTGTAACACATTCATTTTAGCAAAATCAGCTGCAGTACCTACATTTTTAGATAATTCTTCAGCTAATGTAACTTGATCACCAGCTAATGCGGCTGCTCTAGCTCTTTCTAAATTTAATTGTTTACCAGTTAATAATTCAGCTTTTAATTCATTTTCAATTGATGAACCAAAGTCAAGAAGAGAAGATGTAGCTGATTTTAACTCGTCAAAAGTTAACCCAAGAGCTTTTGTTTGTACTACTGCCTTGGCTATTTGTTCTGGATTATATCCAAGATTAGCGGCTAATTGGCCTGATATTTTAACTGCTTCTGCTAGTGATGCTTTAAAATCAATACCAACTCTAAGTTGATTTCTTGCTGCTACTAACCCTTTAACAAAGGATTTATAAGTTTCTTCAGATGTTTTACCAGTTAATATACTATAACGTTGTACTTGGGCTGCTTCGTCTGCTTGTAATCCAACTTGTTTAGTTAATTTAACTTGTGTTTCAAGTTGGTCTACTGAGTATTCATATGCAAATCCAGTTGCTTTGGCTATTTGTCCAAAAGCCTCAGTTAACGATTTAGAAGTAACATTTATATTAGAGGAAAGTTGTGAAAAACTAGCTAGATTCTCTCTAAAACTATAAGCTTGATAACCTAATGCTTTCCCTATTTCAACTAATTGGCGATTAGCTTCTAAAGCAGCTTTACCAAAGAATTTAGTTAATCTAATTAATATTTCTAATTGAACAATAGGATCTTTTAAAGCCTCTCCTATTCCCTTAACTATACCTTTAGCGCCTGTAAGAGCAACATCCCATTTAGTACCTGTTTTAGCAACATCTCTCATGTCGCCTTTTAAATTCTCAAAGAATTTGTTACTAACACCTAACTTACCAAGGGTCCCTACTATACCATCAACTATTTTCCCAGAAATTCCTAATGTTTTTCGTATTTTTTCTTCTTCTTTTAATCTTCTTTGAATAACAGCTAAAAGTTTATCAATACCAAATTCTTGATCATTTAATATTCCATTTACTTCTGCATTTGATGCAATTATTTTATCCCAACTTTTTTGTTCTTTATCTAAAGCATTAAGAACATTATCAGCTCTTATTTGTTGTATTTTTGAAAGACCACCATTTTTTTTCTCTATTTTAGCATAATAATCATACTGGCTTTGTAAAGATTTTTGTTGTAATTCAGAAGCATCTGCTGCTTGTTGATTTTGTGTAAAAGACTGAGTTAGGTCTGTTTGTTGTATTCCAACTTTTTTATAAAGAGTTTCTAATTCTTTTTCAGATAACTCACTAATACCGTCTTGATCATACTTTAATTTATTAGCAATAGAAGATAACTTTGAATAAGAACTAGCTATATCTTTATTGTAATTAGTTTGACCTCTTAATTCTTTAGTAACCTTTTTTAAAGACTCATAAAAATAGTTTACATCAGTATCTAAACCATTCATCTCTTTTCTTAATATCTTCAAAGCATCTTGAGCTCCTTTAATACCGCCACCAAAACTTTCTATAGCTTTATCAACGTCTTTAAAAAATTCACCACCCAACGCAGCTATGCGTTTATTTAGATCATCTATCTGTTTTCTAATATTGTCTATATCTGGAGTATCTGCCATAATGTGGTATTACATTATATAAATATTAAAAGCGCCTATTTCTTAGGCGCCTTTGCTGTATATGTCGGTTGTTTTGGAGCTATGTTGGGTCGTGCTACTTCTTTATTATTGCTAGTATTTTGCAACATATTTTGCTGCTTTTCTGCTTCTTGTTTTTGCTTTTCGTAATGTTCTTTTAATGTCTCGAACGTAAAGCGACGTAACCAGATAGGCATATTATATATAGTATTCCAATCATACCCACCTTGGCTATTGAATACTATTTCGTGTATTTGTTTAAATAAGTATAACCTATACTCCGGCGTCAGGCCAAAAAAAGTTAAGAGATATAGGAATGTTTATGCCCTCCTCTGCATAAACTTTATCATTTTCAGGATAATATTTTAATTCAATATCAGGAGAAATTTTATTATAATATTGGCGTAATGCTCTTGAATCAGTAGCTAACATATAATTATCAATAAAATCACGTATTGCTTTTTGATCACGATCATTATTAACTGATGTAATCATATATTTTAATCTAGTTGTAATATCAGTTGTAGCTGTTGGATTTATTTTTTGTAATCCTTTAATTTCAGCTTCAATTTTAGTTTCATCAAGACCATTTAATAATTTAAATGTAATTGAATTACCTGAGTTGGGTAAAGCAAAGTTAAATTCATTAATTCCTTCTTTAACTAAAGAGGGATCTAATGGTTTTTCTTTTAGTGCTGTTAAATCAGCTTTACCTTGTTTTTGATTGCCATTAGAATCAACATAATTAAAATCATAATCTTTACCATAACCCAAAATACGGGCAGCAACTAATATTGCATTTTTATCACCTACTAATAATTCATTATAGTCGATTGGTGTTACAATTAATGATTGTAATAACTTATCAATAGCAATACCGCTTTTTAAATAGTTTGCATTAGTAAGAATATCTTCATGAGCCGCGGTCATGTATTTCATTTCAATTTCACCCTTAGCAAGTGGTGATTCTTTAGGATACAATAAACCTTTAGAGGGTAATGTAATTGTTTCGGTTGGAATTTTAAATTCAGCCATATAACGTTTTTATTTGTTGTATATATAAATATATGCAAAAAAAAAGCGTTAACCAAATAGGCTAACGCTCTTTAATATTATATTGTATATCTTAGAAATTCAATACGCAATAGTCCATAGCTACTGTAACAGCTAAGTTAATTGCTGCTTCATTAGCCCAATCGTAATCACCAAAGGTAGCTGTCTTAACGTAAGCACCTTTAACGATCCACTCACCTACTACATCACCTACTGGACCTAAAATATCTAATGTTAAATCTTTCTTATAGAAATCAGAATAACCATCACGGCCAGTTACTGATTCGTGAGCCAAACGAGCCCATTCCATTACAGATTGAGCACCAGATGGTGTTACGGGATCATATAAGTTTAAAGTCATGTCATTCCAACGTACTTTACCTTTTACTTTACGGTAAACGTTGATATGATCTAATATGATTTCTCCAGCTTCGAATCCAGGTGCTGTTGCACTCTTGATTAAGTATGCTGGGATACCATCTATATACATAATGAAACGATTCTGAACTTTTGGTTCAAAAGCGGTAAACATTATTTCATTTGCATCTAATACTGCCATTTTATGTTAAATTTAATTGCTATTAATAAATATTGGAACCACATCCCCCTATGCAGGGAATGTAGCGCCTGTTGGTAATATGTTGAAGTTTAATACGATAAATTCAGCAGTTTTAGTTGGTTGAACATATATTTGACCTACTAATTGATTTCTATCAATTACATCGGCTGTGTTATTTGAACCATCCATTACAACTTTATAAGCATATAAACCTTGTCTTTGTACTACTGATTCCATGTATGGATTAACTTGAGCCAAGAATTTATTACGAGTAACATTTGTATTTTGTTCAAATACTAAGTTACGAGATACTTGACCAATATAATCTTTCAATGAGATTAATAAACGACGAACGTTTACTCTATCTAAAGCTGTTGCTTTACGTTGTAATGTCTTTTGACCAAATACTACAACACCTTCACCAGGGAATGTAGCTAATGGGTTAACATTTCCAGCATATAATGTATCGCGATCTGCTTGAGATAATCTTTTTTCAGCTTTTAATACTGATGGGATACCACCTCTATTTAAACCAGCTGGCGCGAACCATTCAGCACCAACTTGATCGTTGAATGCGAATACACCTGCCATTACTGTTGTTGGAGGACACCATACTGTTTTACCTAAATTGCTTGAATATACTTGAACCCAAGGATAATAAGCAGCTGAGTAGTTGCTAGATTGACCAGCAGCTAAAGTAACAGCTCCTGTACTTCCGTTAATTGGAGTACCATATATTCCTGTGCTTAATAATGCAATTGCATCACCGCGACCTTCAACTGTTGAAATCATAGTTGAAGCAGCGCTACAATCTAGACCAACACCTGGAGCGATTAATACATTATATTTGTATTCATCTTTATTTGCTAAAATATTAAATGCTGCGTTATAATCAGCAGGTATAAATCCTTGAATACTACTTGTAGTAATATTTTCGTTCATTAACTGAGCGTTTGCTGTAGCTATAACACCACCACCAAATGCACCACTATTTGAACCACTACCTAATGCTGGTAAAGAGCCACTATATAAAGTTGCTTTATAATTACCATTATTATCGATTGAATCGATTTGAGGAGTTGTAATTGCTTTAACACGAATGTATTGAGAAGCGTTAGCGTAAGAACCAGTTTGATCAATAAACGGATTACCATCACTATCTACTCTGTAAACTGGTTTAATATCACCAATTACGCGAGAGATATAGTTAGGTAATGCTGGGTCTAATGATAAATTAGGCCAACTTTCGATATAATTCTTTTGAGCGTTGTTGTCGTTACCTGCACGAACTGTTAAGTTAAATGTACCACTTCCTGTGTTTACATTTGTAACTTCCCAACGAACGTTAACTGCACTACCACTTGTTAATGAACCACTAACTGTAGGAGAAACATTATCCATAATATTACCCCAAGTTATTGCTTCAATATCGAATGAACTACCAGTACCTGTGAAAGCACCAACTGAAGCGCTTGCGTATGTGCTCATACTTGTACTACCACTAGTAACAATTCTAGTTACTAACAATGTTTGACCACCATTTTGAAAGAAATCTTTAGCTGCTAATGAAGTAAAATACTCATAGTAGTAACTACCACTTTTAAATGTTTCGCCAAATTTTGCTGCAAATTGACTGTAAGAAGTAACATAAGTAGGAACAAATGGTTGACCTAACACTGTAGGACCAACGATCGCCGTAGCGGTCCCTTGAATGCCTCTTTGTACTAAAGACTGGTCAGACTCGTTTTGGAACACACCGGGAGATAAAATTTTTTCTGCCATTTTGTATAATTGTTTTTGAAATTTAATAGGATTGACCTAATAATAAATATCTAAAAACAATGATAAACCGCAGATTATTGTTGAACAGGTGTTATTTCTCCAGTAGTTGGATCAATAGCGCCTTGTCCGTATGTTTCTTGTAGGGATTTAATTAATTCGTTTTCTTTGCGTTCAATTGTACCCAAATCGCTTACTAAACCTTTTTTAGTTTCAGTTAATTTATCGATTTGTTGTTGAAACACTATAATTTGTGCTTCAGCAGCACCAATTTCAAATATAGTTTGGTTGTACTTTGATTGCAAATCATTAACAGATTGCAATTCTTCGGGTGTTAATTTTGACATAACTTTATTTTATTGTGCCCATCTTTTATCAGGACAGGCGTTAGGTCCCGCAGGACTAAATATTTTCTTAGAAAGTGGACATCCACATAAATCACAATAGTGTAAATCAATAGCTGCTGTGTGGGCTTTGTGTGGACAAGCGTCACAGACGCTTGCCCTACTTTCAGCCAATAATTTTTGCTCAGGATCGGGATTAGCCGCAATTATCCAAGCTTTAGCAATTTCTACTAATTTATTCACCTACTGTAATCAATTTAAAGAAAACTGGATAGTTACCATCTGATTCAACATTTTCAAATTCATCTAATTTAAAAGCATTGTGCTCGATTTCTTTGTCCTCTTGAAGTAATGTATTGAATTCAGTTTGAAATTCAACAAATTTTGGATTTACTTCACGGCTAACTGTTTCGCCTTCTTCGTTCGTAACGATGTTGATATACATTGGAATACTGATATTACCAGTTTCGTCTGTTTCACCATGTTTTTTAATTAATTCTTCTTTAATTTTTTCAATAGCTTCTTTTTCAGCTATTACTTTTTTAGATAAATCACTTAACCAATATTTAGTGGTTAATTTGATTTTCTCACTTAATAAACCTTTAGATACTACCTCTCCTGTTTGTTGGTTGGTAACACCATTTAATTCTGAATCCAAATTGTAGAATTCGAATAATTTAAAACTGATTTTTTCCATAATTACTTCTTAGTTGTTTTTTTAGCGGCTGGTTTTTTAGTTTTAGCGATTTCTGCTTCTGCTTTAGCTACTACTTCTTTAACTTCTTTAACTGCTGGGGCGATTGTTGATTCAACCTTCTCAATAGTTTCAGTGATTTTTTTCTTGTTGTTGTTATATACTAAAGCAACTACTACAGCAATAACAATGATTGAAATTAATACTAACATATTATTTGTTTATTTGTTTGATATAAATATATACAAGAAATAGGAAAACTAACTCTTGTATTGTTCTTTTATTTGTTTTTGTTCATCTCCTGTAAGGTACGCATCTATTCTATGGTAGCCAAATGATCCTAATTCAAATTTTGATTCTACGCTAAATTTCTTAGCTACATCAAGCGGTGCCAATTTACCAGCGTTATGTTTAATCATGCGTAGACAGAAAAATATATCTTCAGCAAAGAACGATGCTGATGAATATTGGCCAACTACCATCATATCTTGTAAATCTGTATTCCATCCATATAATCTACAAACATATTCCATTACTCTAGGATTACGTAAACTGAATCCACCATTTTGTATTGTTTGGTCTCTAACAAAATTATAACACGGAGCACCTACATAATCATATTCAAAGAAATCTTCAATACCTTTTCTTAATATATTTGAATCTTGTTGAAATACTAATACGCGCTCATAATCAAAATAATCTTTCCAAAAATCAGGTGTAGTCATTACCATACACATATTGAATAAGGATTTCATACGCTTATCCTCTAATAATTTATCTAATCCTTGAATATATTTTATTGAGGTAGGGATTGGAGCGTCTTGATTGTATGGTTTAAATTTATATTTTACCTTAAATTTAACTAGCTGTTCTTTAAAAGCCTGCTTACATTCCTCTTTAGTATAAATAAACAAATCAGTATCTTCAGGAAGATGCTTCATATGATTATAAATCGTTTTTCCAAAAGTATCGCTTATACGATCTTCAATAATAAATGCTGCTAATTTTTTCATAACTCTTGTCTCCATTCTGTTAAAGGAGATAACCATTTAGTTTCTCCATGTGTTGAATATCCAGGTAGTGAAGAAGCTATTCTTCTACCTCTTTGTCTTAACTCCATAAACATTTGAAAATCATGGGGATGATCTTCATCAGTCCATTTTCTTAAAATGTGCTCATCTTGTTTTAAGGTTTTTACTTTG